TTAGCATTATTGTCTGGTATAAGTCTATCTAAAACTGTAGAAACTAATGGTAAGATTGCGTTAATCATTTAAACCACTTCCATAAATTATTTAGTCTTACTAATGTTGTCTTTACTCTTCTGTGTACTTGATCTTGGATAAGGCTGTAACCCTCTATGATCAATATAACCATGAGTATATAAAGAATCCACATCATTTATTTTTCCCCTTAATAGTTGACATATTCTAGATAACACTTATTTTTCCTATAATCACTGCAATAACAATAGCACCGAAGCCAGTCATACATCCCCAGATTAATCTATTAAGCATAGCTTCTAAACGATCAAGACGATAATGTAAAGTAGCATAACGCTCTGCACACAGTTCTTCATGAGATCTAAGTTCCTGTTCTACTTCTTTTGCTGTTGTCATATTAAAATTCTACCCATCCAGTTATAATATATTTGTCTCCACCTATGGGTGGGTTTCCTCTATGTGTATGTGTATAAGCTGCAGGAAATATTATTACATCTCCCTTGCTTGGTTTATATCTGTATTGTTGATAAAGAAACTCTGTTTCACCTGCTTCAAATTCATCATTAAGATAAACAGTCCATGTTAATAAACGAATAGATGTTTCTCTACTTGATATTTCACTATGCCAAGTATGATAACCTTCTCCTGGTTTAGTCTTTTGTATTTTTAATGTGTAACTTTTATGTTCAGTAAACTTGTTTAATATATCAAACTTATTTGCATATTGTTTATAACAATCTCCCCAAAACACACGATTAAATTCATTCATTAATCCTTTATCTGTGTGATGCATTGGCAAATGTGGTAAATACACAGATGTATCTTGTTTTTCAGTTTTAGGTACTCCCTCATGTTCTTGACGATTTTTTGTTAAACCTTTTTGTTCTGCTTCTTCATACCATTCTATAGCTATTTTGCAAAACTCATCACTAAATACTTTTTTATATACTTGTATAAATTCTTCCATTATCTATCCTTATTTAAAATATGGTCCGACTAACCACGTTACACAGCTATACCTTATACCTTTTGTGACTGGCTCTACACCATGAACCATGTAACTAGGAAATACTAATACTGTACCTTTTTCTTGTGGTGGATAATATAAATTACCATTTGCATTTAAAAAGAATTTACCACCTTCATAATCATCATTAAGAAAAGCTAATGCAGTTAATTTTCTTGTTTCAGAACTATGTAAGTGAAATGTATCTACATGAGCATTATAATGTCCCCCTGGTTTATATATTAAAAACTCAGTTTGGTTAGCATGAGTAATAGTATATTGCCACCAATAATTATTACTATTTAATCCTGTTGCTGTTAATGTTGCACCTATACCTACATTCTGTGGAAGCAATACTCGTTCTGTATCACGGATACTTTTATCTATTGTATCGTTATTACCAATAATTGGAGATTCTTTTTTAATATCATTTTGTGTATACGTTTTAATTAAATTATCACAAAAAGAATTAGTAATATGATTTTTAAATATAGCACAAGTTGTTAAATATCTTTCACAATGATTTTGACTTTGTTCATCATTTGTTTTAGAAATACCTAAATGAGTTCTACCATCATACTTTTGATCTGCATGAGGACCATCTGCATCGACATAATGTAAGAATACTTGTGCTTGCCATTCACCTTCAAACTTTTCTCTCCAGTGTAGTTTTTCTTGGCCCCGATATAAAACCGCATCGCCTAAATTCATCCACACTTCAGAAATATTTTTAGCTTTGACATTTTTATATTCGTTGTCACCTTCTGAGTTATAAGGTTCTGCTTCACTGTCTTTGTCTGTTGGGTCAGCCATATAGATAGCCCATTGTTTGCCAGACCATCCGAGTGTTATTGTTGCTGAGATTTCGCATGCAGGGCGATCAGAATGAATTTTTAGTTCTTCACCTGGTTCATAAAGTCTTGCATAAGAATATGTGGGGTAAAGACGTTTACCTGATGCTTTTTCAAAGTGGGGGAGTAAATCTTCTAGTAGTTTATCAAAGGTATTGTTGCCGTGTATAGCATGAGACTTAGGACATTGAGGGTCTTTTGTTGTTTTACCCTGTGCCACTAAGTCTCTTAATATGCCTGTAAGTTCTCTACAATTATCATCATCTAAAAAGTTTTTTAAATGAACGTAGCCATTCTCCTCAAATAGCTTTACTGTGTCTGTCATAGAAACCTTTCTATAAATTAGATTTCCATTATATATTTAAATTGCTACTTTTGTCCACACTTCGTTGTCCCAATCCCATACATACTGTTCTGTAGGATTACCTTCAGCATCTACTGCTAATTCACCTGCTGTAGATTGATTTACTGCTTGAGGTAATTTCTTAAATGAAGATGAAGTTGGATCATACCAATACTTATCCATTTCTACTGTATCTGCACAATCATGCCATTGAAAATTAGAATGCGTTTCAAAAGTATTAGCTGCATCTACGACCTCTAATACTCTATATCCTGCATCATCTTTGCCACGAGGCTCAATAGTGCTTACTAATGCTTTTTTAGCCATTTAATAACTCCTTATTAATATTCAACAACTACTATACCTGCTCCACCTGCAGCTCCTGTTGTTGGAGAAGGACTATTAGAAACAGAACCACCACCTCCACCACCATTTACTCCTGCAACTCCAATATTTCCTGGACCACCTGGATTACGAAATATAGCACCTTGTCCTGATCCACCAAAATAAGACTCACCTCCATTTGGTATAGAAGCAGGTTGTCCTCTTAAATTTAAATTTCCACCAGAACCTATACCACCAGGCATAACACCAGTCGATTGTGATCCTCCTGCTCCACCAGATGCTGAACAATAAGCACCAAAAGAAGAAGTACCTCCTGAAGGAGCAGTATCTACAGGAGCTGAAACACCATTTCCTCCTGAACCAATAGTAACAGGAACATTAGTTCCAGTAGGGAATGAAATAATTTCTATAGCAGTACCTCCTGCAGCTCCTCCTGCTCCACCTGCATTAGCTAAAGCATTACCTCTAGCTCCTCCACCACCACCTGTAACAGTCACTTTAACTTTTTCTACGTTACCTGGATTTGTCCATGTGCCTGAAGTATTAAATACTTGAATATTAGAAAAACCACCTCCTGCAGGAAGATCAGTCCATGTCATAGTACCATCAGCATCTGATGCTAAGTATTGTCCTGAAGTACCATTACCTGTTACGTTAAGCTCATCAGCACCTACAGCATTAGAAGCAATAGAATCAGCATTAACTGCTCCTGTTGCTATGTGTTCATTACCAATAGCATCATCTGCGATTTTAGTTCCATTAACTGCATCTGCAGCTAACTTAGCTGTAGTCACTGCAAGGTTATCAATGTCTGCTGTAGCTACTGTATTTTTAGATGCTAGTGCTCCATCTGCAGAATTGACGTATGCTTTAATTTGTGATCCAGTAACTTTCTTACTGGTACCTACTTCGTTTATCTCAAACTCATTGGCATCGGCTGCGACCGAGGCTGCTGTTAAGTCTGATATTTTTATATTTGCCATAGTTTAATAACTCCTCTTCCAAGCTCCGTTAGTGTGTTTATAAATTTTTAAATTGCTAGTCCAAGCTCCATTCCATTTAGCATATGGAAGGAATGTTTTCCAAGATCCTGCATCTTTATAATAAGGCTGAGAACTAAAGAATGTTTTACTTGGATTACCTACTATAGTAGCAAATATAATATTACCATAAGCTGCTATAGCTGTTCTTGTATCAGTACCATTTTCTAGTACACGAATATCACCTGCTTCAGTAATACGAGTAACTTCATCTGTACCTGATGTAATACTACCGAATAATGTTTTAAGTCCTACACTTGCTTTTGAACCTGTAGCACTTAAAGGTGCTTCACCAAAAGCTGTTCGTAAACTATCTACAGGAGCCATTGTACCTGTAGCTGCCATAGGAATTTGAGCTAGTAATAGATTTAAACCTTCTGCTGCTATTGTAGCAGTAGCAGTTAAACTAGCTTGATCTACAAATGTTCCTTCACCTGCAG